GCATCGGCGCTGTGACCAATGCCCGTCGGCGCAAGCGCACGCAAATGGGACCGGTGCGTGTCGCCCCACCCCCGCGGCCCAGCCGCCCCCGCCTCCCCGGCACCCCCGAGCCCGACTACCCCCGCCGCCCCGGCACCCCCGAGCCCGACTACCCCCGCCTCCCCGGCATCACCCCGAAGGGCCTGCTCCCTCCCGCACGCAAGCGCAAGTCCAAAACCCAGCGCATGCGCGAGAACACCGCGGCCGCGGTGACCACTGCCGAACAGCGCATCGCCCAGACCGCCAAGGAAGAAGTTCGCCGCCTGGGCCAGATCGGCAACACCATGGCCGCCGCCGGCGAAGCTGTGGGGATGGCCTCTAAGACAACGGCGCGCGAGCTCCGCCTCCGCACCGAGGCCGCCCGGCGCCGCTTCGAACCCGGCTACCGCCGCCCCGACCAAAAGCGTCTGCCGGAAAGCACCTTGCTCACCCCGGCCCTGCTGATGGCCTTCCCCGAGGGCATCCCAGCGCCAATCAGCACCCCGCGCCGGCGCCGCCGTCCCAAGCCCCGTGGCTTCGGCCGCACCGACGCAGCCGGCCCCTGCTGGAAGGGCTACGTCCAGGTGGGTATGAAGCGCAAAGGCGGCCGCCGCGTCCCCAACTGCGTGCCGGCCTCAAGCGGCGTTGCCCGCCCCAAAGCAAAGAGCGACGTCTGGGCCATGGGCTTCGACGCCGAGGACGGCAAGAAGTACAGCAAGACCGTCACCAACCCCAAGACCGGCCGCAAGAACAAGGTGCGCTACGGCGCCAAGGGCTACACGATCGCCCCCGGCACCGACAAAGGCGACCGCTACTGCGCCCGCAGCTTCGGCGACATGAAGTCGCATGGCAAGGACTGCGGTGGCAAAGACCGCAACACCCCACTGTGCCTCTCGAGGGCGAAGTGGAAGTGCTCGGGTAAAACGTCGCGCCGTTCGTGACCTCCACTGCCGCCTACTACCGCGCCAACCCCGAGGCCCGGGCCAAGCGGCAACGCGCCCAGGCCGAAATCAACCGTCGCCCCTCGGAACGCAAACGTCGCGCCAGACTCAACCGCGAGCGCCGCCGCCGCGGGATCTACGGCCAGGGCGGCCCAGACGTGTCCCACACTGAGACTGGAAAACTCGTCCTCGAGGATCCTTCCACCAACCGTGCTCGCAACGGCCACGGCAGTCAGCCTCGCCTGAAGCGCGATTCTATATGGGCTGAAGGTTTCGCTCCTCCCGTTAGAGCTTATTAAGTAATTCCGACGCACTAACACCGTACAAGTCGGATAACTCAAACAACTTACTCACCGTAAACTCAATCTCCCCTTTCTCTAATCTGCAATAAGCCGCCTGACTCACTGCCAACTTCTCCGCAACCTGCACCTGGGTGAATCCCGCCTTCTGTCTCAGATACCGGATCCGCTCACACAGAGTCAGCTGCCTATAGATCGCCACCGCTGTTTAATACGCTATCCGAATCAGCTTATCGCTCTCGGCTTTAAGCCCTAAGATGTCGCCATGGAGACATCAGTATCCCGTTACGACTTCGCACCTATCACAGGCAGCGAAACCACCTCCGAGGGCTACCTCCGAGTCTGGTGCCGCGCTGCCCGCACGGGTACGCAGCTCTACCGGCGTGCTGATGGCTCTCAAGTCCGGGAATACAGGCCTCCAGAGGAGGTCAGCAATCCCGACGCCCTATCCACGTTCGGGATGAAACCCGCAACGTGGGGTCACCCACCTGTTCTTCTCGACTCCCTCAACACCAAGCAGTATCAGGTCGGCTACTCCGGTAGCCAGGTCCGGTACAACGACGGTTTCGTTGAGGTCGCCCTGGTCGTCACCGACCAAGATGCCATCGAGAAGATCAAACGCAAGGATGCCACCGAGGTCTCCGCCGGCTACAAAGTCGACTTCGACCCCACCCCAGGACTCACCCCCGAGGGCGAGTCCTACGACGGCATCCAGCGCAACATCCGGGTGAACCACATCGCCATCGTCCCCCGCGGCCGGGCTGGCCCGGAGGTTCGACTCTTGCTCGATCGGATGGATGCAGCTGATGCTGTAGCCGACTTCCCCGAGCACGAAATGGCGCCCCAGTCCAGTTCAACTGCATCTCCCGTTATGGCAACCGTCAAACTCGACGGCCTGGAGATCGATCTGCCCGCAGAAGCAGCCAGTGCGGTCCAGTCCTACTCCCGGGACATGGGGCGCCAACTGCAAGCTCTGACCACTGAGCGCGACGAGCTTGCCACCAAGCTCGACTCTCTGCAGGCCGACTACGACTCCCTGGCCCTCGACAAAGAAGCCGCCGAAGGTCGTGCCGACGCCCTCGAAGAGGAACTCGCCTCCACCGAGAGCGGCCGCATTGACACCGCCGAGCTCGACCAGCTCGTCGCCGAGCGCCTGACCACCCTGCAGCGCCTAGCCCCCGCCTTTGCCGAGGACTTCAAGTTCGACGGCATCGACGACGCCTCGCTCTACCTCCAGGCCTTCGAGAACCTGACCGGTTCTGCACCCCGCGAAGACGCTGAACCCGCCTACATCCAGGGCGTGGTCGAAGGCATCCTCGCCGCCCGGGCCGACACCGAGGACGAAGAAGGCGACGAGGAAGACTCCGAGGACGTCGAAGCCGACACCAAAGAGGACTCCGCTGATCGCGAAGACAGCACCAGCAACCTGCGCGACGCACTGAAAGGTGCCGGCCGCGGAACCGCCAGCCCTGTGCAGGCCTATCGGGCCAAGCAGGCTGAGGCCTGGAAGCGTCCGCTCACCGCCACCAAGTAAGGAGTACCTCCAATGGCCGTTACCTTCACCCCGACCACCGTCACCAATCCCGCCGGTGCCCAAGGCAGCTACCCCCTGGAGCTGACCGTTGGCCACGAGGGCATGATTGCTGACCTGCAGGCCTACGTGTCTCGCAGCTACCGCAACCAGTCCGGCGCCGCGATTCCCTTCGGTTCGCTGGTCGCCACCGACAACAGCCCCACCTCCAACGATCCCTTCGCCGTCGAGCTGGCCACCAGCGGCACCGGCGTCGTGGGCATGGCCATCGACGGCCTGACCTTCGAGGGCGTGAGCGGCAGCTCGAGCTACACCCCGAACCCCACCAACATCATTGGTGACGGTTCCGCCCGGGTGGGCTACCCCAACACCCAGACCGTGAACGTCCTCTCGAAGGGCGTCGTGTGGGTGTACTCCGCCGAAGCCATCGCCCTCGGAGACGCTGTGCGCTTCTTCGGTGTCGACCACTCCGGCACGCTGGCCGGCTCCTACGTGGGCCGCTTCGGCAAAACCGCCGTCGCCACCAAGACCTTCGCCCTCACCGGCGGCGCTCGGTGGCTGTCGGAGACCAGCGCTGCTGGCCTGGTTCTCCTGGAGATTGATCTCCCGGGGATCACCTTCACCGCTGATACCTGATCCGGGAGCAACCTCCAATGACCACCGAAATCCGTAACGACGAGGTCGGCCTCTTTCTCGCCCGCGAGCTGGAAACCATCCTGGCCCGCGCCTTCGAGGTTGAGTACGCCGACATCAAGTACAGCTCCGTCATCCCCGTCTCTTCCGAGGTCGGCAACGGCGCTGACTCCTTCACCTATCGCGTCTTCGACAAGCAAGGCTCGATGAAGGTGATTGGCGACAAAGCCAAGGATCTGCCCCGCGCTGACGTGCTCCGCAAGGAAGTCACCCACCCGGTGCGTTCCCTGGGTAGCTCCTTCGCCTACACCGTGCAGGAGACCCGTGCCGCCGCCATGGTGCCCGGCATGAACCTCGAGCAGCGCCGCGCCAACGCTGTGCGTCGCGCCTACGAGGAGAAGGTCCAGGAGATCGCCTACTTCGGCGACTCCCCCTCTGGCATGAAGGGCTTCTTCAACAACAACCAGGTGGACAAGCTGGTGCCGGACCACTGGTTCGACACTGCGGACATCACCACCGACGAGATGCTGCAACTGCTCAACGAGCCCGCGACGCGGATCGTGCAGAACAGCAACATGAAGGAGATGCCCAACACGATGCTGGTGCCCTACAACGTGTACCGCATCATCTCCACCACCCCGCGCAGCACCACCTCCGACACCACGGTGATGGAGTTTTTCCTGCGCACCAACCCGATGATCACCGCCATCGAGCCCATCAACGAGCTCGAGGCCGGCAAGTCCGGCGGCGCACTGTCCAAGGACCGGGTGATCTGCTACGACCGCAGCCCCGACAAGCTGCAGCTGCACCTCCCGCAGCCTCTCGAGTTCTTCCCGCCCGTGCGTAACGAGCTCGAGTTCACCGTGGCAGCTCATGCCCGGGTGGGCGGCCTCGCGCTGTACTACCCCAAGAGCGCAATCGTGCTCGAAAAGGCCTGATCTAGGCCTGCGCTTGCTTTGTTGGCTCTCTCACTGTTCTGATCATGATTCTCGTTTACCGCCCCGAACTCGAAAGTCCTCCGATGGACTCCGAGTGCACGATCGGTTTCTCCTTTGTTCAACAAGGTGGGCAACCCGAGAGCGTGCAGGTGAAGTCCGGCGTCAACCGTGACTTCCCCGAGAGCATCTGGGAGCAGATCAAGAACTACGACGTCGTCAAGAACATGCTCAAACTCGGTGCCCTGCGCATCGAAGAAGAGCAGACCCTTGTCAGCGAACCCGCCGCGACCGGCCCTGTCGACACCATCGCCGACATGCCCGTCACCCAGGCCATGCGCCTGGTGGAAGACAGCTTCGACGTCGCCCAGCTCCAACGCTGGGAGGCCAAAGAGCCCCGCATCCGGGTCCGCAACGCCATCAGCAAGCGCATCGAGGCCATCACCGAGGGTGACGCCTGATGACCACACCCACCCCCACCGGGTTCATGACTCGTTTCCCCGAGTTCGGTGAACTGGCCCTCCCCGTTGTGGAAGGTGCCATTGCAGAGGCGGCTCGCTCCACCCCTGCATCGGTGTGGGGTGACGTACACACCGAGGCCGTCAGCAACCTGGCCGCCCATCTGCTGTCCACCCGCGTCATGCAGATTGGCCTGCAGGTCGGCAGCCAGTCCGGTCAACCCCTGGGCACCGGCCTGACTGCCAGCCTCTACGGCCAGGAATACGAGCGTCTCAAAGGCACGTTGCCTATCTCCGGTTTTGCGCTGTAGTCATGGCTGTCTCTGCCACCACCATCGCCAACTATGCCCCTTGGGGCAACGCCCAGCTGGCGTTTGAGGTTGGCGGTTCGCAGACCAGCGTCGATCCCGACACTGGCAACACAGTGCAGACGCCTGAGGTGGTGGAATACCTCGCCGCACTCGATCTCCAGGCCCCGGCTTGGGACGGTCAACCCGGCGCGGACAACTCCACCTACCGCTGCCAGGGCCGGCTCCTCAGCCCCGACCGCCTGGATCCCCGGATCACCAACGGTAGTCAAGCCGAGGCCATCATCAACGGCTACCGAGGCCGCTTCGAGCTCGTGTTCGATCTGGTCATGGACCGCGGTGCCTACCGCGATCTGCGCCAGACGATCCAGGGCACGTTCCGCGTCATCGGAGGACCCGGCAATGGTTAGGCGCCCCTTCGACGCTCGGCTGAAGGCCGCTACCACGCAGGCCACCCGTCAGCTCGCCACCTGGCTGGACACCCGCTTCACCGCGGAGATCTCAGCCGTGAAATGGGACTACCCCACACCACCGCAGGTGCGGGACATCGTGGACACCGGCCGGCTACGCGCCAGCCAGACGCGCGTCGTCAACCCCGACGGCTCCGTGACCTTCACCTGGCCGGTCGAGTACGCCGCCCAAGTCCACGAGGGTGGAGTCGCCACCACGGGCCTCCGCTTCCCCGGCCGCCCCTGGACCAAGGCCCCCCTCGAGGAGGCCCCAGCCCAGTTCGAGAGCTTCATGCGTGAAGCCCTCAGGAGGCAGCAGTGATGGCCATCAGCACGACCTGCCCCTCGGTGCGCGACCTGCGCACCACCATCGAGCGCTACATCCTCGATCTCTACGAGAGCGACGGAACCACGCTCAAGCCCGAGGCCTCCTGGCCCGGGTACTACTCGTTGCCCAACGGCAACCGCATCCCTGCGGTCTACGTCGTTGGTGAAGCCATGGTCCCCTCGGACTGGGTGGTCACCGGCATCGAGTGCACGATCACGGACGTCCCCGAGATCGTTTCCCCCGGCTCCGTCGGAGCCGTGCTGTCCTTCGAGCGCTGGCCCGTTCGTTTCACGAACTTCGGCACCCGCAAGGGCACCCGCATGCCTACCACGCTGCTGGACATCAGCCGCCGGTTGGCACGCACCTTTCCCCGGGACAGTGCCACGCACACCGCCCGGACTGAGGCCACCTACGAGGCCTTGACGGTGTCCATAACGGCCCCCGTTTTGAACCCCCCGATCCCTTAAGGAGTCCCACTCATGGCCGACTACGCCATCGGGCTGTCGTTTCACAAGGCTCACCGGACCCTCGTCCGAGCCGTGGACCTCACCCCGCCCTGCCGCTATTTCGCTACCCGCGACACCGCGGGTCTGGTCACCCTGCCCACGCTGGACGCCGGCTCGCAGTATGTCGAGCTGCAAGGTGTGAGCAACACCACTTTCGCCATCAACGACAACAACCAGGAGTTCCGCCTCCTGGGTGATGACGGTTGGGGTGACTCGCTGATCACAGGTTCCACGGTGCAGGCCTCTGTCACCGCGTACTTCCTGAAGCAGACCGAGATTCCCGCTGGCCAGAACTGCCCTCAGTTCCGCGGCGACTACGAAGAAGGCTTCTCCCTCATCGAGAAAGCCCGCTACAACAAGGACTTCGAGATCTACGTCGAATTCCTTAAGGAGCTCGGCCAGGCCAACGGCACCTCGGGCAACTACATCTACGACTTCACCGGCTTCAACGCCGTGGTGATGAACTACAACGAGAACCTCACGGCCGAAGGCCTCACCGAGGTCTCCTTCGACCTGATGTCCCGAGGTCGCCCCGTGTTCGGCCGCTATGACGCCGGCGCCACTGCACTCGCCTTCGGCGGTGTTCAGTCCAGCCTGCTGTTCACCGCAGCTGCTTCTGGCGACCGCCGCTACGCCGTGGTTCCCGCAGCCAACGCGGACTCAGTTGTTGTGGGCAGCGACCTCACGGTCACCTACACCAGCGACGGCACCATCGCTCTCGCACAGCTCAGCCTGGGCCAGGCCGATGGCAGCGGTTTCCGCCTCGAGGTCGCCGACACCGGTGCTCTCGTGCCGGCGGTTGTCACCCTGGGCGGCGCCGGAACCAATGTGGTCACCATCAACCCCACCGCCGACTTGGCTGCTGGCACCATCTACCGCCTCCGTGTGGCAGACGGCGCCATCAAGCAGGCCCTCGATGGCAGCGGCAACCCCTCTGCCTCCGGCGTGCTCTTCCCGCTGCAGGGTTTCGAGAGCCTCTTCAAGACCGCCTGACGGTCAGACTGAGCTCGAGCCAACAACCACCCCGCTTCGGCGGGGTTTTTTGTTATCCACATGCAACACGATCTCTTGATGGACGCCGCCCACATGGTTTTTGCGGTGAACTGCCAGGTACAAGGCGACGCCCTTCACTGCGGCGCCCTGTACTTGGAGCCCCTCGTCCCGTTCAAGTCTATACGCTTAGCGTATGAAGCTGCTAGCGTGATGGTTGAACTCCCTGACGAGCTCGTCAACCAATCCGAGCCTTTCAGGTCCTGGTCCA